CGGTTGCGCTCGGGAGTGCCAAGGTAGCACCGCCAAGACCCGACCCTCCGTCGAATGTCGCTCCGGTAATGTCAGCGTATGTCCCACCTGACGCGTCTGAAGCTTGAACCTTCAATGCACTCATCGCAATGTCAGTTGCTCCGAGCGTCACAGCGATCGTAACGAAGTCCCAATTGCGAGCATCAACGACGCTAGCCGTTGCGGTTGCATTGTCGAGCAATGCACCTGGCTTAATTGCAGCGACCCATTTAGTATGCTGAAGTGCGTTCATGTATCACCTACTTTCCTTTGTTGGTTGTGAATTAGGCAGCGGCCTTGAGTTGAACGATTGGCCCAGCGACGCTAGCCGTTCCAATCTCATGAATATTGATGTCATATCGAATATTGCTGAACACTCCGATTTGGTCGAAGTCAACATATCGCGACGCATCAGACTTAATGGTCAAGCTTCGACGCATGCCCATCGTGCAAGCCAACCCAAGATCGCCGAAGTAGGCAAACTTGGTCGATCCGCTTATGGAGCTCGGTAGCGTCTGAGAAAAGACCACCGGGAAGCCCATAAATTGTTGCATTGGGGCCCCTGCAAGATCCATCACGGTGTTCCCACCGGCAGCGAATTGCAAACGAGCCAAAACATTCCAGTAAACCGCAGAATGGCAGAACCAAACCGGACGGATTCCAGGGTACTGAGGCAACTTGCTGACCGCATCTTGGAAGACAGCGATAGTCAAGCCTGCAGCCGTGTTTTGACCAGCAGCAGCAGTAGCCACCGAACCAGCAGCAAGGACGTTTGCAAGTCCTACGATGCTGCCATAAGTCGGCAAGCCATCACCCAAGAATCCGCAAGAGTCTTGCTTGACAGCATGAGCGTAAGCAATCTCAGTTGCAAGCATGTCAGCAAGAGCAATCGCAGCATCTTCGCTCAATTCGCTCGATACCTTGGTCAGCGTAGCGAACTTGCGAGCCGTCAAATTCACTTGATTGACGCTAGCATCCGAGCTCGTGATCTCGGCATTCTCACCGACTGCGTAAGCGGTCAAACCACCGACGCGACGAGGTAAGGTTGCGCTGTCGGAAGTCATCGGGTAATTGCGAGCGTACCGCGCAAACACTCCGTATTCTTCGAGCAGGCTGATAACGCTGTTCTCGAACTGGACAGGCACCAAAGCACCGCCGTTGAGATCGTTGTTTTCGCCCATTGCGTTGAGAACGCCATGATCGCGACACCATTGCTTCGACTTGTCGCTTCCAAGCACGGCATTGATGAACTGGCCCGAAGCATAAGCGTCACGCTCGGCATCAGGCCCCTTGAAAGCCTTGAGTTGTCGAACCGCCTTGGCTTTTGCCGGGATCTTGAAATTGCCGACCGCCGAAGGTTGAGTGTCAACCACTTGGCGAACCGTGTTGCTGACCGCTTGCTCGATCTTCATCGCTCGCTCTCGCTGCTTCGAGAGATTCTCAATCTGGCCCGGCTTGCCTTCGGTTCCGAGGATCGAATCGATCTCGGTTTGCTCATCTTCCAGCAATTCGCGACTTTCTTGAGTTGCGACCGCTTGGATCGCTTGAACCTTGGCTTGCAAAGCTTGGATTTCTTCGCCTAACGCTTTTGCGCTCTTCATTCTGACTGCCCTTTGTGGGTTGTGTGGCAGTCGTTAAACCAAGATAGCGGCATGACTGCCACGGGAAACTAAATCGTTTAAACCGTGTGTCACTGCCGCTAATTAGTTGCAGAGTGGCTAGCACTTCTGGCCAGCCGATAATCACTTTACGCTATCGCTTGCCCGTTGTCAAGTGTTGTGCGTACTGAGCCATCTTCTGGCGAGCTAGCAAAGCCGCTGCCGAGTCGAAAGCGTTCTTTGGCTTCTTGTACTTCTTGCCATTCTCGACGCGTCCAGTGGCCAATCCTGACGCTATAGCCTCGTCAACATTGTACCAAGTCTCGGCGGACATTAGTTGCTCGATCTTGGAAGCTTCTTCGGCCATGTATTTCGAGTATATATCAACAAGCGAAGCATCATAGGCTTTCAGCGCAGCAATCGCTTTGGCGAAGTCGTCTTGATTGCCCATCGCGAATGACATAGCTCGATGGATCATGACCCGCGAACCATCGGCCATCAATCGATTCCTGCCAGCCAAAAAAATAACGCTAGCCGCCGACGCTGCTAGGCTATCGTTGACCGTCGTTACCTCGCCAGAATGCTTTTTGAGCGTGTTGTAGATCGCGATACCTTCATCAGCGAAACCGCCTGGGCTGTTGATATGCACCGTAACCGGGCTTGACCCTAACGACTTCAGAGCTTCAGCAACGCCCTTTTGAGTAATCGGGTTTTCGTCCCACCCATCGCCGACGATTCCGCTTAATAAAATTTCTGCAGTTTCCGCGCGTACTTCGATCATTTTTGAGCCCCTTTCAGGTCAAAAACCCTGTTTTCCCACGATTTCACCTCAGTTTCGACGGCCTTTTGCAGGCTGCTTCCACCATGTTTCGCCGCCAATCCTGCGAGTATTTCGGTAGATTTCTCGCAGTGGATCCGAGCTAAATCTCGATCAAGTCCGATCGCTTCGATTTTTTCGGCAAGCTTGTTTTGCCATCGCGGATAGTTCTTTCCGATCCAATCGACGAATTGAGCCTTTTTCGATGCGTTGATGGCGTTGTTCCCTTCGGTCTTAATCAGATCGCGAAGCATCTGTTCAACGGCTCGATCATTCCTAGAGTCTTGCGAATCTTCTTGCTCGTCCTCTTGTTCGTCCTCTGGGCTATCCTCGACCTTTTTTTCGGACTGTTCGCCTGTTGGCGTACTGATCGCCGGGTTAATGAACTCGTTTCCACCTTCGTATGGATTAAGATCGAGTTTGGCCCGGCATTCATTCGGATTCATAATCCGCGATGCAATAGCCTTGCTGAAGCTCTCCATCGTTGTTCGCAAGTCGGTACGGTAAAGAGCCGCTGCGTTGAACTTGAAATACACTTCGCCTGATCGTCGCTCTCTTGAGGTGCGTAGCTTGATATCGCATTGTTCTTCAAACTTGACCAACCAATGATCGAGACACTGAAGATACGCAAGCTGCTTTTGCTCCAGGCTGTTGTAGCTGACCGAATCTCCATCACCCGGCATCCCTTCAAGCCCAAAGAGCATCCCCACCTCTTGCCGCGTAAGCTTTTGCAATGCTGCAAACTGCGCATCGTTGTTATTCATGCTGACAGCGTTAGCCTTGATGCCCTCACGCAATAAGCCAGCTTTGGCGGAATTCTCCGAGCCTGCTTCGATCTTATTGAAGTCGTCAATAAACTCTTTCGCGTCCTCTGCTTTGCGGAATGCTGCCGGAGGTGCCTCAAGAAACAATTTGCCGCGAAATCCTCGACGCAGTTGGTTGAGTTTGAATCTCGTTTCCTCATAACCTGTCGCAAATGTTGCGTTTGCAATGTCAAGCAGTCCGAGACCTTCAACGCCGTCCCAACTAAACCCGGTCAAATGCAAAACCTCGCTATCGTGGAAGATTAAGTAGCCATTCTTGTCAGTGTCAAACGTGTCGAAAAGATCCCTTTTGCTCTGATTTTCGGGCTTGGTGATATGATACTTTTCGCCCTCGTAGATTATCGTCCAAGTCGCATCCGGCATCATCGGAATGAGCTCGGAAATACCTCGACTCGTTCGGATGATAGCTGCTCGACCGTTACCCTTCATTAAAGCATGGCTAAGGATCTGTTCTTTGAACGTCGTTGGGGCTTGGATCTTGTTCGGCTGCTCTCGCAAAAGGTAATAGCCATCATGCTCGGTATCGTTGATCGATCCTTCACCGACCTTTCGCTTAACGTCGATAGGCAACCGCCCGAAGTCACCTGTAAGCTTGTTGTGGGCATACCAAGCAGGAGGGACTCCCAGAGCATCGCGCAAACCGACCTTGCGACCACTCGAAAAAGAGTCGTCGTCAATGCCCATCCATCTAGCAAACACGCCAATTAAGCTCATCCCTGTTGCTCCTAAGTGATGTAAAGTTTACCAGACGAACGCTCAGGCTGCAAACTTGCAATCCTGTAGGCCATTATCGCCGCCACAATCGGGTCAATCTTGTCTTTTGATTTCGCTTTGTCAAACATCCATCGATCTTGCCGGTCTTTGCAAATCATCGCATTGTTCGCGCACCATCGCAGCAATCGAGACTCTTGAAAAACTAGCCGACCGTCTTGCATCAATTGAATAAAGTCTCTTATGGCTTCATTGAAATTGGCTTGGTTTTGAGCCATCCTTGCCGCTGTCGCTCCGACCTTGCCAAGCTTCTCGCCTAGTTGCTGACCGTTGTATGGATCGTATGCAACCGTACCGATCTCAAAGGCTTCAATTTCTTCAATCAGCGACTGAGTAAGATCCTCGATCGGGTAAGCAGACTTGAACAATTCCTCTGAATGGATGAATTCTGCAAAAGGCATCGCCGATAAATCACGCTTCGAATCCGCCGCGATGAAAGCACGCGTCTTAACCTCATAGCGGTAAATAATCTTTCCTTTGTCGTCAATGCTGACCGGAAACCTGGCACAAAGAGCGTATGCAGCCAAGTCGTCGCGAGATCCTAAGTCAACGCCTGCCCCGAGCCCATCGGCATCTTTCCAGTCCGAATGAACGCCAACGCACCGATCAAAAGCCGCAAGGTCAAACGCTTTTTCGGTCGATGAAACGACGCTGTTTCCGTGGTATCGCTTGAATCGATTGCGACCTAGTGCAGTTGCTTTGCTCTCGTTCCATCGCTCTCGCAAGTAATCAAGTTTGACGGACACTCCTAAATTTGGATTGCTCTTGATCCAATTAGATTCTTCGCCTGGATCGTCTTGCTGGTCGATCTCATAGATCAACGCAAACAGCGTATTGTCCGAGTGAATCCCACTGACGACGTTGACTGCGTAATTGTATTCTTCTAGCCACAAGTGCGAATCGTCAGCACCCGCTGTTGTGATAATCAAGTGGAGCGGTTGCGAACGAGCCGCCGACCCAGTGACCATCGTATCGTAAAACTTTCGATGATACTCGCCCCATGCGTGAAGCTCATCCATGACGACGCAATGAGGATTAAGACCGTCAAAAGGCTTTTCGCTTGATACCTTGCGAATGTAGCTCAAATTGTGTTTAAATGTGATCGTCTCGTTCTTAATGTCGGTGTACTTTTGGAGCGGTTGCGACTGATCGACCATCCTTTGGCATTCGCTATAGACTACGTTTGCCTGTTCTTTTTTGGTAGCTGTCAAAAGGATCTGTCCGACCGCTTCGGGCTTGCGAGTCTTTGGATCGATATCAGCCATCGCCAAGAAGTGACACAAGCCAGCAACGAGCGTTGACTTGCCATTCTTGCGAGCCATCGACCAATACACTTTTCGAAATCGCCTTGATCCGTCCTCGATCCTCTTCCACCCGAAGATATTCCAGAGCCCGAACAACTGCCAATCTTCAAGGATCAAAGGTTTACCAGCGAACTCTCCGACCGAGTGACGCAAGACCAACGGGAAGAAATCGCAAACTAGCTCAGCCTGCTTTGCATCGAAGTAATAAGGGAAGTCGTCGGTGCGTTGATGCTCCAAGTCTATTCGGTATCTGCGTACCGCATCCTTAACGCGATCGCAAGCAACAATCTCGCCGCTTTCAATCGCATTGCAGTACTCTTCGACTCGTTGGCTTGTGCCTGATGCTATCAACCGCTCGCCCTCGCTAGCCACTCTTGGAACGGATCCTCCTCGTCTTTTTGTGGAGCTCTCAATCGTGTTCTGGACGATGGAGTCAAGCCTAATTCAGCCTCACGCTTAAGGATCCTGTCGGCGAACTTGTGGAACTGATTAGCCTCTGGTTTGGTTGTGATCCCGCCCCGCTCGGTCATGTCCGAGACTCGACCGCCCTTGATCGACTCCCACAGCGAAAGCATCATCGAGTAATCAAGACAGTAACCGGCAATCAAGCCCTGATCGGTAACATGCAAAAGATTCATCGCTCGCAATTGCTCGCAAACCCAAAGCCACCGAGCCTTCGCCGCTGGATCCTGTTCAACGATTCCGGGAATCGTTGGCTCGCCGAGTTGCGGTGTTGGCTCGTTGTGGTTGCGTCGCTCTGGATGCTTGTCGAAGGCGCCCTTGGCTAGTTTGATCGCTGTCGATTGTGGTTTTCGCCCCTTGACCATAAAAATCGAGCCTCATCTGCCTAAGTTGCCAATTTTGGAGACGGTTTTGTTTGAGATCGCGAGCCATCGGA